CTTACACTTGGCGAAGCAGAAGATCAAATCTTGTTCCCTGCTGCTGATGGATCCATCGAAAGCAGTGCAGATCTTAAGTTCGTTGCTGGTCAAGGTCTTAAGGTAGGCGCAAACATCTCTGGTTCTGCTAATGTTTTGGTCGGTGGTGCTCTTGTTCTCGGACAATACGCTAACGGTGCTGGAATCGCTAACGAATCCGGTCAGGGTGTTATGTCTATCACGGGTCAAGACGCATACTTCGCTGCTGATCTTAATGTAACTGTTGACCTTGGTGTTAGCGGTGACTCTGTTCTCGTTGGTGACTTGACTGTTGGTCAGGACGGTGCTGTTGATGTTGCAAGATTCCACGGTGATACTTCTGGTACTAAGATGGAATACTCAGCAGATATGCTTAAGTTCTCTACCTCTGGTCAGGCTGATCACATCAAAATCGGTGGAGACGCTTCAAGTGACTTCGCTATTGATGTTTCTAACGTTGCTGGAAACGGTGGTAAAGTTCGTGCTGCTGCATTCGTTACTTACTCGGATGAATCTTTGAAGTCCGATGTCGAAGTAATGAACACTGCTCTTGATGCTGTTATGGCTCTCAACGGTGTAGAGTTCACTTGGAAGGATTCTGGCGAAAGAGACTTCGGTTTCATCGCTCAGGAAGTTGCTCAAGTTCTTCCAAAGGCTGTTCACACTGCTGCAAACGGCATTTCCGGGGTTGACTACTCAAGACTTACTTCTGTTCTCGTCGAGGCTGTAAAGGCTCAACAAGTTCAGATCGAAGAATTGAAAGCGATCCTCAAGAAGTAATACTTTTTGAAACGGGGTTGGGGATCTACGGGTCCCCAGCCTCACTTTTCTTATTATGAAAATCCGCAATAGAATAGACATTATAAACTATGTAAGGCAACACGATCCTACTTGTCGTGTGGAAGATAATGTTATATTCGTTCCCAAAGCATTTATTATTAACACTGTTATCCAATGGTGCTACAATCAACTCGAAACAAAGAAAATGAACCCAGAAGAAATGAACTTTTATCTAATGGCTATACAAGGTTTTGTCGAAGGCAAATCTAACTTATCTTGGGATGAACAAGGTAACTTAGTGATTTCATAAAACAAGTAGTTATTTTTTGGCGTTTTTCATTTTTATAGAACTATTTATTACGACGCAAAATGTCTATTTTGTGATTAAATATTAGGAGATTACACAATGTCATCAATGTTAGATCAAGCAATCGTCGATGCTAAAGCACTTAAGGAAGCCGCTATCAAGAGCGCAGAGTCAACAATTATCGAGAAATACTCTCAGGAAATCAGAGAAGCAGTTGATACAATGCTAGGACAAGAAGTTCTTGTTGAAGAAGAAATGGTAGCAAATATTCCAATGGCTGCTTCTGACGTTTCTGCTGCACCAATGGGCGGCGGAGAAGAAGTTATTGAACTTGACTTTGCAGAACTTGAGCAAATGATTGATCAAGAGTTGGCTGATGAAGAAGGTGCCGAAGAGATGACAGATCGCCACGAGTTTGCAGAAGAAGAACTTGAAGACGAAGAAGAAGGCGAAGAAAATCTCCAAGAAAGCGACGAAATAGACTTGACTTCATTGTTTTCAATGCTCGAAGCCGAAGACGACGAAGACGAAGAAATTAACTTAGACGAAGAAGCAGTTAAAGAACTTGCTGAAAAACTTACCCTTGACTTTCAACCAGAGAAATCCGGTTGGTTAGGAACTCCAGTTTCTCAATCAGACGATGCACACGAGGAATACAAAGCACTCGAAGCACACGCAGAAGAAGCAGAAATGGAAGTTGGAAAGTTAAGAGAATCCGTCGAGACTCTTGAAGCAGAGAAAAAAGAACTTCAAGAAAGCCTTGAGAAACTTCAAGCTAAAACCAAACACTTTGAGGGCGTTGCTCTCAAGTTAAAAGACGCTTTGAACGAAACCTCCGTTCAGAACGCAAAGCTCCTTTACACAAACGAAACATTGATTAGCGACTCGTTGAATGGGCGACAAAAAGCAAAACTTGTCGAAGCTATTTCAAATGCGAAATCTGTTGAAGAGGCTAAGGTAATCTTTGAAACCCTTCAAAGCACGGTGAGTGGCACTAAGAATGAGTCCCCAAAAACACTAAGCGAGGCGGTTAGTAGGAAATCTACTTTATTACCACAAACTAATGAGGCTAAACAACCAGTTGATCCTCGCATTGACAGAATGCGTAGATTAGCCGGATTAAACTAACTTTTAATAGGAGAAATAAAAACTATGTCAGTTTTAGATAAATTAACAGAAGGTATTGTTAATCGTGATCTCCAGAAAGAAGGTGCAGCCCTACTTAACAAGTGGGAGAAAACCGGACTTCTTGAGGGACTTGACAATGACCAGAAAAAAGACGGAATGGCTCGTTTGCTTGAGAACCAAGCAAAAGAATTGCTCCGTGAGGCTTCCAGTATGGCTGGAGGTGATGTTGAAGGTTTCGCAGCAGTTGCGTTCCCAATCGTTCGCCGTGTATTCGGTTCTTTGATCGCTAACGATCTTGTCAGCGTTCAACCAATGAGTTTGCCTTCGGGTCTCATTTTCTTCTTGGACTTCACAACAAATGGTGATATTCCAAGCCCAGCAAAGCCGGGATATCCTGATAACTCTTCCCTCTACGGTGGCGGAGTTGTTGCTAGTCAGTTGACTGGTGGTGTTTCACTCACAGGTGACAACCTTGAAAGAGGACCATACAGTTTGAACAACGGTTTTTCAAGCCCAACTGGTTCTGAGTTGATTGATGTTTCTGTAAATCCATTATTCTTGGTTGCTTCTGGTACTGTTGGTGCTGCTGGTCCTTCTTCTAATCAGGATGACTACCCACTTACAGTTGCTGCACAGAGAACACTTGATAAACTCGTTCGTTTTGACGCAGACCTCTCTGGTTCACAAGTTGCAGTCTTTGAAATGACAGGTACTTCTGACTTGGCGCAAATGGACTTGAGAAACTTGGTAGCAATCGGAACAAAAGATTCTACAGTTGCAGGTCAAGGTATCCTTGGTGGTCGTCTTGTTCGTCGTTTGACTGAAGTATCTACTGGTTCTGTTGGTGATGATCCTGAACTTGCGATTTTCAAACTTAAGTTGGTATTTGAAGCAACTGGTTCACAAGTTTTGGGTAACGGAACTGATACTCCAATCGACGGAACAAACTTGCTTCACTGTGTAACTGGTGCTGACTTCACATTGAGTTTCCCAATCGATGACAACTTCAACGCAAGCAACGCTATTGGTTCTGTTGTTGGTGCTTCTGAGTGGCAACTTGAAAACCAAGCAGCAATCCCAGAAATCGACATCAAAGTTGATTCCGTTGCTGTTACTGCTCAGACCAAGAAACTCAAGGCTAAGTGGACACCAGAATTGGGTCAAGACCTCAATGCTTACCACAACCTTGATGCAGAAGTTGAACTTACAAGCATCCTTTCTGAGCAGATCGCTCTTGAGATCGACAGAGAGATTCTTGAAGACCTTATCAAAGGTGCTACTGCTGGAACTCAATACTGGTCCCGTCGTCCGGGCAAGTTCGTTGTAAGAGACACTGGTGCTCCAATCAGTTCTGCTGCTAACGAAGCATTGCTTGGTGCTGACTTCACTGGTACTGTTTCCGAATGGTACGAAACTCTTGCAGAAACCATCAATGATGTTTCGGCACAAATCCACAGAAAGACACTTCGTGGTGGAGCAAACTTCGTAGTTGTTTCCCCAGAAGTTGCTAACATCCTTGAGTTCACTGCTGGCTTCAGAGCAAGCGTAACTCACGATGCTGACCGTGGAACTATTGGTGCTGTTAACGTTGGTTCGTTGAGCAAGAAGTTTGATGTATACGTCGATCCTTACTTCCCAAGAAACGTTGTTCTTGTTGGACGTAAAGGTGGATCGTTCCTTGAAAGCGGATATGTATACGCACCTTATGTACCACTTCAGGTAACTCCAACCATTTTCGGTGTCGAGGACTTCGTACCTCGTAAGGGTGTTATGACCCGTTACGCTAAGAAGATGGTTAGACCTGATATGTACGGTCTTGTTATCTGTCAAGATCTTCTCGGATAATCTGATTAGGTTTTAAGTAACACAAAGAGCCTCGTCATTCATTTGGCGGGGCTTTTTTGTTTCTATTTTGCTTTATCTTCTAAGGGCAACTAATTACTATGATACAGTCGTGTCAAGGAGATTAAATAAATGGCTTACCCAACCTTAACACCAGCAAGCAATACCAGCGTCTCAAGGCTACCAGTAACTGGAACAGTTGCTAATGTTAATAGCGCAGACAATCCGCTTCCTTATGGCGTATACATTGAACACGCTCAATCAGAAGAAGCACTTAATGCTTTTAAGGAAGGTGCAGCAGACCAAGTAACTTATGTATATAAGAAACTCGGCGGTGATGTATTAGACATTGAGATTACAGAGTATCAAGTTTATGCTGCTTATGAAGAGGCGTGTCTTGAATATTCTTATTTAATTAATGTTCATCAAGCCAAGAATGTTCTTGGAAGTGTTCTTGGTGCTGGAACAGGATCATTTGATTCAGATGGTGAGTTGGTTAGCGGAGATACTCTTAGTGGATCAGAGGTAGGCTTAAAATATCCAAAGTTTGATTTCCAGTATGCTATGAGAGTTGGCGATGCAGTTTCTACTCAAGTAGGGATTGGCGGAACAACCCCAATCTATTCTGCTTCGTTTACAGCGGTTGTAGATAAACAAGATTACGATCTACAAAGCATTATCAGCGACACTTCTTTGACAGATGCAGATAGCCCATTTTATGGAAAACTCGGTGCTACAGGAGACAAAAGAGTCACCATTAGAAAAGTATATTATAAAACTCCTAATGCTATGTGGAGATTTTATGGATACTATGGCGGTCTGAATACTGTAGGCAACTTGTCTTATTACGGACAATACTCAGATGATTCTACATTTGAACTAATCCCAACTTGGCAAAACAAAGCACAAGCAATGGCTTTTGAAGATTCAATCTACACAAGAGCATCTCATTTTTCTTATGAGATTAAAGATAATAAACTTAGATTATTCCCAAAGCCATATTCAGGTGGACCAACAAGTTATTGGGTTGAGTTTACAGTAGCAACTGATCCTTGGTCTGAAGAAGCAGGAAAAGAAGATGGTGCTTCCGGTGTCAACAATATGAACACTCTTCCATTCGAGAATATACCATACGATAAGATTAATGCTATTGGTAAGCAATGGATTAGAAGATTTGCTCTTGCCTTAGCAAAAGAAATGCTCGGATTGATTAGATCTAAGTTTGCTTCTATTCCAATCCCAAATGACAGCATATCTATGAACGGTTCAGAACTTTTATCTCAAGCCAAAGAAGAACAACAAGCATTGAGAGATGAATTGAAAACTGTGCTTGATGAACTCACTTATGAAAAACTTGCTGAAAAAGATAGCAGCATAAGTGAATCAGCACAAAATGTATTAAAGAATATTCCACCTTCACTTTTTGTAGGATAAGATAAATGGCAAACAACAAATGGTCACAACCCGAAGCACCTCCTCCTCCCTTATTTACTGGGGAGAAAGAGCGCAATCTCGTCAAGCAGATCAATGATGAGATCATTGAGAGGGTCATAGGTCAAACAATCCTTTATTATCCTATAAGTCTTGAAAAAACTAACTTTCATCCTTTATATGGTGAAAGTATAAATAAGACTTTTTTGCCGCCTATTAGAGTTTATGCTTTGATTGGCTGGGAAGGTCAAGAAACAAGCACAGCAAATATGGGAGTAGATAAAGAATCAAGTATTAACATTTACTTCCACAAGCGAAGATTAACCGAAGATCAAAATTTGTTTGTCAGAGAAGGTGACTTTGTTTTATACGGTCAGTTCCACTATGAAATCGTAACCTTAAACGAGCCAAGGCAAATATTTGGTCAAGTGGAACATAAAATGGAAATAATGGCTACTTGTAAGAGAGCAAGAAAAGGAACGTTCAATGGCTATTGATAACAGATATACAGGTATACCATCTGAAAAAGCCAGTAGATATGATGATGATCTGCATTTCTCGCCTTCAACATTTGAGACGATTGATTATGCAATCTATGATTATGTCAATGAGAAGTTGGATCTTCACTCAACCACAAATACAGGATGGAAGAAAACACCTGTTGTTTGGGTTTCTTCCGAGAGATCATTTCAGATTAAGAATAACGAAACCTATAGAGATAACGAAGGTATGATTATATTGCCTGTTATCACTATTGAAAGAACTGCTATTGTAAAAGATCTCAACACAAGAGGAGCCTTTTATGGAGATCAGTTCCCAATACAAAGTCAACCAGAAAAAGGTGGCTCTCTTGTTATTGCGAGAAGAATAAAGCAAGACAAGACTTCTAACTTTGCAAATGCAGATGCTAATAAAAAATACAACAACAGGGTCGGACCTAACTTTGTTAGACAATCAACAAGCAAAGTTGTCTATGAATATATTTCTATTCCGCCTATTGTTTATGTTGAGATTACCTATTCAATTACATTGAGAACAGAGTATCAGCAGCAGATGAACGAACTAATGCAACCTTTTATAACAAGACCGGGAACAATCAACAGTTTTATGATTGAAAGAGAAGGTCATCGCTATGAGACATTTGTCCAAGGAGATTATAGTCTTAACAATAATCTTTCAGAGATGACAACAGAAGAAAGAAGATTTGAAACAAAAGTTGATTTAAAAGTATTAGGATACTTAATAGGAGAAGGAAATAACCAAGACACACCAAAGTTCTCTATTAGAGAAAACGCCGTTGAAGTAAAGATCCCAAGAGAAC